CACATGAACCGCAGTTATCTTAAAGGCATCTGATACTCCAAGAGGATAAGGTCCAAATTTACCCGCTGAATGAGTAGTAGTATTAATATGAACATACTTATCTTTGTTAACAACTTTATCGGTTTGAACAGCATTCGACCGCAAAACATCAAAATAGACAGACGCAGATACAGACGATACTGTGTTTGCAATTGGAGTAAGAGTTACAGTGTGTGTAGTAGAATCTGCTGTTGTCACTATTAAATTAGCACTATTGAACACTCGACCAGATGGATAGGAAGTTCGATGCGGTGCGTCGATTCCTGTCAAAGTAACACCGAGCGCACTTGTTAATTCTAACACTGTATCACTTGTAATTGAGGCAATAATTCCAGTATATACATCAGTACCATCAGTAATTTTAATCATTTCACCCACTTCATAGTCAACCGTAAATTGACAATCTGAATCACCAGTGACAGTTGTGCCAGAAACATCAGTGATGTCTCCGGGATGCTTATTACTGTCAATATCACTCTTGCTTACAACAAAAATGTTACGACGATCTGAAAGGGTCAATCCTACTTCTGAAGCATCATTCATAGTTTCTGCACCACCAGTATGTGCTGTATTTGCTGAAACTGTTGCAACTCCATTTGTGAATGCGACGGTTCTTTCTGATGAAAATACAAATTCGGTGTCTACTGCATTAAGTGCATCTTTTAGTGTTTTTGTTCCTGTTTGAGTGAACGGGAATACAAGAGTATTTTTACCGGATTCTTTCAGAGAGGCATTGCCACTTACCAGAACAAGATCCGCACAACTATTAGGTCCGGTTGAATTGGTAATGTGTATTCCTCGGGCATCAGTAAATTTTTTGTTGGCATCCATTTGAATATCGAAAATATACAAACGAACCTGACCACCAACAGTTCCTGTTGCACCAGACTCATATTGAATACCACGAATTCTTGCAGTCCCAATCTCATTTCCTTGTGCGACTCTATCACCATATTCTTTACTAGTAACACCGTTTTGAACTGCATCGCGGATAGAGACTTCACGGAGTCCTTGGAAGTCCCAAGTGCCAACAAGCTCTTTTGCGAACACATAGTTACCGATTGCTTGTCCAATGGTTCGTGCGTCTTTAGTTTCAAAATCTGTTGCTTTATCTACATCTTTAAATCTAGGAGCATGGAGTGAAATTCTGTTTCCACTCACATAACCAGTACCCTTTTCTATCTCTGCAATTAATTTGTTTGAGTCTCCTCCACCATCAGCATTATATCTTCCATAATTTGTAGGAGTCCGCAAATGTTCGCGAATCCGAATGTTAAAGGGATCGGTTGCATAGTTGCCATTAGTTTCATATTGTCTTTGTGCAATATACTGTGCAATATCAGAATATACTGTGTCTGTAAATTTTTGTGTTACAACACCTTCTCGTACTTCAGCAATAGTAAAGAAAGTAGTAGTATTTGCTGTATTGATGGGACGAGAAGTTAATGTGGGAGAAAGTTTGAGTCGCGACGCACCCGGAGCGGCAAAGTTTGTAGTGCCTGTCGCATTATCTAATAATGAAGAATCAATATTGGAATCAACGGTTGTTTCTGTTGTTTCAAACCCAACCTTTTTGTTTGCTCTAGTTGAATACTTTTCAAAAACATGAGATTGAGGTGCGACACGAATAAAATGACCTTTATGGTAAATAATCCCGTCACTAACTGTTGCTCGCAATCCTTTGCCCACTGCATCGTCAACAATAGTATTTGATGCAACTAAAAATCCATTATCAGAACGTCGACGGACAACCAATACTTCATTGTTACCAAATGCCTTAACAGTATTGTTTGAACCAGAATTAGTGTACTTGACAAATAAAGATAGGTAGTTGGGTGCCGCTGCTTCTGATCCTTCTTGTGCATCAATCAATTGTGCAGTCATTCCAGTGGTCTCACCTGTAACGACTGCGTTCGCAACAACTCCGTTCTCAAAAAAACTTGTAAGCAAAACGGTTGCGTTGTTTGCATTTTTATCCCTTAATTTTACATAATCAATTTGTTCTGATTTAAAACCGACACCAGAGACAACCGTACCATCAACAAGAATTTCATTTGCAAATCGTTCAATTTGATTTTGGAGAATACTTTGAAGTTGAGTCAGTTCTCTTGCTTGCACCGCAAAACCGGGTCTAAAAAGCACTCGATGAAAATTTTTATTTTCATTGAAATCGTCGAAAAATGGACTTTGGTTAAAATTGGTTTCGATTGTCATTTATACTACCTTTAAAAATCCAACACGATCTTGATATCTTCTGTTTGATCAGGATCTCGTGTAACTGCTTGTATATTTTCGATGTACATAATTTCACCAGAAAATGTGTTTGCTTCTGGTCCTTTAATTGCTTCAATAGTTGCGATTTCAGATTCACTAGTACTTCTTAAAATCACATCGTCTTTCGTAAAAGGAGGGTTATAAGGACCATATCCTTCTACATTATTTATATAAACTGTATAGAAGGATGGATCATTAACAGTCTCATCTTCTCGCACATAAACTATATTTCCATTCGCTGCTTTGACTGCATTCGATAATGCTTTGTTTGCCCTAACAATAGGATTTGTATCCGTTACAAATTGAAGTGTTCCAAGTTCTGCTCGCTCTTTAAGTCGTTTATTTGTAATAATTTCACGAGGGTATACAGGATTTATTGGAAGATTAGTTGCTTGGTTCATCTGATTATATGATATTTGCAATCTCGTAGTAAATCTAAGAGAGTTTGGACTGTTAGATGTATTTGCAATACTTTCGAGTGTGACAAAATCATTGTTAGCATCACACTTAAGAACCGGATCTTTCAAAATACTAATTGTTCTAAATTCTGTATTTGAAGGAATGTAACCTGCACCTGTAGACGATGTGCCTTCCTCTCGGCCGAGTTTAACATTTAACAACACTTTATCAGCAGATAGTTCTCTAATTGGATTTGATCCATGACCACCAACTGGTGATATTACAACATTTGCAGTAGCATCAATACCTGAGTTTGCTGTAATAAGACAATCTGCTCTCGTATAACGAGAACCTATTGTAATCATGTTTATGTTAGAAATTGTACCTGAAGCAGATACACGAGTATATGCCTTTGCGCCTATACCATCTCCAATAATTGTTGCTGTTGGTGAAATAATAATTCTTGAATCAGTGTTGGGAGTTGTCGCAAACGCAGTATTCACTGTGATTACCCTTGTAGAAGATGAATAGTCAATAATTCTTCGTAATTGTCCTGCTCCAGTTCCTGAAATAATGTAAACTGAAGAATCCGTGTACTCATTATTATCTGATGATAATTCATCAACGGTATCATTAGAGATTCTAATTGTAAATTTCCCACCAGATGCGACAATTCCATTTTCAACTTCGAGATAACCTGCCCCAGTAGAAACTGTTTCAATAACTTCAATCGAACCATTTACCGCAGCGTTTTGTACTGCGATTTGACGATCTGATTCTACACTACCTTCTGAAGCACTAATTGTTTTAACAGGCATATGCACTGCAGTCAAAAATTTATTTGCTTCTCCAAGAGTAATGCTATACATATATTTCCATGTATACCCATCAGATGTTGTAAATGATGAAGTTGAAAATCCAGTTGGTTTGACTGTAGAAGTGCCACCCTTGTTGTTAAAAAGACACTTGTATACATTGTTTTGATCTGTTAGCACATAATACGCACGATCATACATATCGGTATCAGTATCGCGGTACATTGAATAGATAGTGCCACTAGTCCAGTTGTGACGAGTCGTAACATGACTCACATCTTCCGTGGTAATCCTTTTGCCACCAATGAAATCACGATGTGCTTGATATTGAAGATATTGTTCATTGTCTTCAGGATTGACTGGAGTTGGTTCATTTACATAAGGAAAAACATTACCAATGACTGCGTATAAAATGACAGAATTTTTGGTGTTTCTGCCATCAGACGCATTCATTGCTGAAATGAATGCTTCTGCGTTATTGATTGATAAGTCTTTTGTTGCGTATCTATAGACTGCCATTATTGTGATCCGTTAATTAATAACCGTAGAAGAAAAACACTCTGCACCAGACAAATCTGCAAGAGTCCAGTTCTTATTCAAAGTAAGTTCTGTATCAGTTCTTACACTATTTATGGTTGTTGTAACAAACTCATTGTCACTTGTTACAAAAATAATTTCATCCCCATCACTAAATTCGCTAGTAAATGAAGTTCCAGATCCAGTTACAATGATCGAATTAGCATAGTAAACATTTGCAGAAGTTTGTGTTGCAAAAATCCAAGGTTCTGATAATACTGTGTTTGATGAAGTATATATTGACCCAGACACTTCGATAAATTTGTTTGCTATTCCATCACCCGGATCTATTTCAATAATCAGTGAATCAGATGCACTAAACTCATTGGTAAAGTCTGTGGTTGTTCCTACTACATGAGTATTACCATTTTGAATTGCAATAGTTCCAGATGCTAGTGTCTTAGCAACCGAAACAGTTCCACTGATCAATGAACTCGTTGATGTGTTTGCGGTTGCTTGCACATCAACCGACGCATTAGACTGAATCCTAAATGCACCAAATAATTTTTGACCCGCGGGGTGCGTTAAATTTAATGCAATGTCTCTAAATCTATCCAATGAAATAGGAGAGTTAACTTGATAAGAATATTCTTGATAGTAGTCTGAATCTTGAATATATGATCGTTGTGAAGAAAGATGAGATCTGGATGAAGTATAATATCCTTCAGAGTTCGCGACACCAGAAAGTTCAATAGTCCCGGTTGCAGAAGTTGCCAACCGCCTATTAGTTGCTTGAATAATTACAACTTCTCCGTTACGATATGCGAACCCAGAGTCTAAAACTCTAAGACCTGTTAATGTTCCGTTCGCACCGATGCTAGAACGAACAACTGCATTCTTTCCTAACACCCCACGATCTTCTATTGAAACGATCTTTGCTTGTGCTGAATCCTTAAGTGGACGAGTATCCGCAGATCCCGGTGTGTATGATTGATCGTAAATTTCGATTGTGCATACTGCATCGTTTGCGAAATTTACATTTCGAGGTTCTCTCTGCAAGAAATCTTGGAAGACCCGAACTTGAGTTTCATAAGTTCCATTAGCATACTGTATCGTGCTGATTGGAATACCAGTTCTCTGAGAACCTTTAACATCACCAGAAGCGCCAGTTGATGTCTGAACAATACGGTCATTCGTATCAATTGTAGTGTATTGAGAGTTACTTGGACTCGTATCCCAATTGGCGTCGTCTGTTTGTAATGTGAGAACGACCTCACCAATTCCAAGAGATGCGATGTCAGGTTCAGTTATACGAATCGTAGGATTCAGAGTATAACCAGATCCACCGACTGGCAAACCAAGAGACACAATTGTTCCAAATGTAGTTGCCTCAAAATTCAATGCATCTCTTAAAAGAGTGAATGTGTTTTCTATCGTGGTGTTCGTAGTTGAGTATGCAACATTGCCCACTGTAATATCAGTGACTACATCGAAAATTCCTTCATCTGCAATAAACCTTCCCATTGGACCAGTGTCAAATTGAGTTGAAACGTTTGCTTGATAAGTAACACTATCCGTAGTGTTCACTGCACCGATTCTGTATGTGTAAAGGTCTCTCCCACCCAAACTAAATGAATCTACAGTTCCGACCGTTTGTGTATTTGCTCTGAGTGGATCCCTGAGTGGATCACCAGAATCCAAAATTATAAGGTTGACCTTTTCACTTGATGTAAAAGAATCACCATAGTTACGAACCATTAGTTCGATGGTATCCGTACCTTCATCGTATACTGAATCAATGTGCTGAACTACTGCATTTGCACCGGAAGTTACTCCATTTAAAACATCACCAACTCTAATGAGTGGATCTGTCGTATTTGCAATCGTAAGAGTGCTATTATAATATCCGTTTGTAGTTCCAACATGACGAACAATTCCTGTTGTACCAGAAGATCTACCTGCAACGATATCTCCAAGAGATAATTCATTGCCACTTATAATACCAATACTTACAGGTTGTATTCCTACGGTATTTGCAAAGAATGACGAAACTGTTCCAATAGTTGTTCCGTCTGAAGTGCTAAGATTAATTTTTTCTGAGGAGGTAAAATTTTTATATCCGTCAATTTTGATAACAACATCTGTACTATCATACGATCTAATAACTTCTTTTACTACTGCATTTGCACCGGAGGTTTCTCCAAATAGGGAATCGTTAACAGATAATCCCGGATCAGAGGTGTTAGCAATAACTAACACCGCATCAACATGATCTCTAAAATTAATATTGTTTTCAATTTGTTGTTGCTCTCTAAATCCATAATCTGGTGATCCAATAATCATATTTGCAAAGGTAGATAATTTTGCAGAACCCTCTGGAGATCCACCAGTGAGTTCTGGGTCTGCAATTACTGGAGCATTGCTTCCAAATAAGGTATTTGATGTGATGAGATCTGTATTAATCGTAATTGCAAATGTATCTGATATATCAGATGTGCCAATTTGAAAACTTCCGACTTCAGTAGTGTCTCCTCCAATAATTTCAATAACCGAACCATCAGGTTCTGTGGATGCAGTGTAACCAGACCCACCATTGACAAGAGAAAATGTGAGAGATCCACCAAGGTCTTGAGTTGATGTGACAACTACCTTTCCAAAATCTCCGTTGAGAGAAGAAATAATTTTGAGAACATCACCTGCTTCGTATTCACCACCGACACTATTAATAGTAATTTTGTATATACCAACTTCAACTTTAGGAGTGTGACCAACACCACCGACATCAGATAATAATCTAATAGGTTCTAAATCGTTAAATGTCCCTTTAACATTTGAAACAATAATTTGGTTGATATCTCTGCCATTAACAGTCTTACGAATAACATCTTCTACAAGTGCCTCTGCTTGAGATTCAATTCCTTTTATTGTCTTTCCGATAAAACCGTAATTTTTTTGATCAAACACTGCAACCAAATATCGATCAATATTCCACTCTCCATCTGAAACTTTAAGAATCTGATCGGCAGGATATTCGATTTCAATATCTTCATTGTACAATGCTTGGAAAAGAAGTTTGTATGATGCGATAGTTCCACGAGATTGATTGAAGTACTTTATGTACTTAATCATCAAGTTTTTATCTGCAACAACATTAATAGGAACATTTGGTAAAAATGAGTTGATGAAATTATTAATAAACTCATCGATGGTTGTCGTTGCATCTCGATATGACATCAGATTGCGTACTGCATCTAATGCTTTTCCGTTTGTTTCTAAGTACTCGTAATATGCTTCGATAAAGAGAAGAAATTTTTCTCCGTCTTCTTTGTAAAAATCTGGAAACTGTTCTCGGACTTGTTTCGCCATTTTGTCGATGTACAAACTGGAATCACCAACCCATTGACGAATTCCTGTAGGACGAACATTCGATCCATGAGTTGCACCTGTTAAAGGCATGTAGAAGGTTTGAGTGATTCCTTCAAATGTATGAGAGTGAGACACTCCCGATCCATTCTTATCTAAATCATATGCATTTGCTTCGGACTGTGAAACAAAAAGAGGATAAAAGTATCCAGTTTGACCAACAGAAGAAGATCCTGATCTACTATCACTTGCGGCAGTTCCATTAATCC